CTTGCCGCTGCTCTGGATTCACTCCAACACGTGACGAATTGCATCTTCCACGTCTCGACGCACAAGGGCGATTCGGGCATCTACTACAATTTGGTCAATGATGAGGATGCGTCGGGAGTCAAGGTTGTACTGGACTGGAAGGACAATCCGACTCACGCCTATCTGCTATACGTTGTACGCGAAGGCGTGGCTGTTGCTGTCAATCCGGAGGACCAGGCGGCCGTCACTGAGTACGCGACGGATAACGCCATAACCCTGAAGAGGCTGGCTCGCCGCGGTTATAAGATGGACGGTGTTGTACGCTCGCCGTGGTATGACGCTCGCTGCCTACGCGATGGTGCCACGCCTCGCTCGATCGCCCAAGAGCTTGACCGGAACCCTCGCGGCACGGTTGGGAAGGTCTTTGATACCGACGTGCTCGACCGGATGAAGAAGGAGTGTTGCCGCCCGGCGGTGTGGCAGGGAAAGCTGATCTACAACCCCGAGACCCTTGTTGTTACCGGACTCATCCGGCAGGAAAACGGCCCGCTGAAACTCTGGTTCGAGCCGGGCATCGACAACCGCCCACCTCGCGGCCCGTATGCCATCGGTTGCGACATCGCGGCCGGCGGCGTCACTGAGTACGCCAGCAACTCGACGATCGAGGCGACCCACCTGTTCACCGGAGAGCAGGTTTTGGAGTACGCGGCTTCGGGCGGCGGCGGCATCAAGTTTGCAAGGCTCGTCGTCGCGGTCGGCAAGTGGTTGGACGGTGCTTACCTTGGATGGGAATCGAGCGGCGTCACCGGAGCGTTTGCGAAGGAGATCATCGAGGAGCTGTTCTACCCCGATGTGTACTACCGCGATGTCAAGGAGGTCGGCAGCAAGGCGAAAACCAGGAGCCCGGGCTGGCACAACGGAAGCGACGACGACAAGGCCGACCTGTTCGAGGCTCTCTGCATCGCTATGGAGGCCGATGAATACATACCCCATTCTGAGGACTTGATACGGGAGTGCGGCGAGTACGAATGGGAAAATGGAAAAATAGTTCACAAGCCGAGTAAACTTCACAAAATCGACGGAAAAGCCCACGGAGATCGTTGCATCGGGGCAGGCGTTTCATGGCTGTGTGTCCGCGATCGGGTGGGCGGTGGTGTTGACAAAAAAGAAGAAGCGGAGCATGATAGCCCACCATACGGCTCAATCGCCTGGCTCAATCGGCGGGAAGAAAAGGAAAAAGAGCGATGTTTGGACGAATGCGGAGGAATCACGTTGAAGTTTCTCCTCTCGCAATGAGGGCTGTGGCATAGCGTTTTGACAATTCACGTGCGGACACTGTTCTGATCGGCCGGCCAGCCGCCAGGACAGGGGTCACCAAAGGTAAGGGTTCCGTGGACCACGACACGGAACCCTTTTTCATTTCTTGGCCCAGTCCGCCCTGACAACAGGGCAAATGATCAACCTCCAGTCGCAGATCGAACGCGGCCGCCTCTTTAAGGCTATCAAGACTTCACGGGAAGCCTTGCAGCCTTTCCGTACCGTGCGGACTGAGTTGATTCGCGACTATGTTGGGTCTTGGTACACGAAGGACGGAGCCCGCCAGAAGACTCTGGTCAACCTTCTCAATCAGACCGCGAAAATCTACTCGGTCTGCCTTGCGGCCAATAATCCGCACGTCTACGTGTCCACCTGCACTCCCGAGAAGTGGCCCTATGCCAAGCGGTTCGAGGTCGCGCTGAACAAGCTGATCTCCGACATGCAGTTGCACACGACGTTCCGAGCGGTTGTCATGGACGCCTTCTTCAGCATCGGGTGCGCCGTCGTGATGATGCGCGACACCGATACCCGGTTCCACGGAATGCTCGAATCCGAAGAGGATGTCTGGCTGGACCCGGGCGAGCCTTGGTTGAACCGCGTCTCGATCGACAACCTGATCCTCGATATGTCGGCCAAGGAAATCTCGAAGATGCGCTACTGCGGTCACGAGTACCGCGCCGACTTCGAGAAGGTCAAGAAGGAGCCCGGTTACGATAAAAAGGTCGTCGCCAAACTGACGGCCACCTCAAAGAACGCGGCGAGCACTACGGAGTATGCCCAGGACATTGGGACCGGCGGCGACGTCGACGACGACGAGCTGAAGCCGATGATTTGGCTTCAGGACGTTTGGATTCCCGAGAACCAGACAGTCGCCACCTTCGCCCGCGACCAAGACTTGCCGCCCCTGATTGAGCGCCCGTGGACTGGCAGCCAGGGAGGACCGTACAAGTTCCTTTCCCTCGGCCTTGTCCCCGATGGGCTCATGCCATCGTCGCCGGCGTCCAATCTCAAGGGGCTGCACGATCTGCAAAACCGCCTCCACGTGAAGATGGAGTTGCAGTCTCACCAACAGAAGACGGTCAATACCTATGCGCCTGGTGGAGAGTCTGATGCCGACAATGTCGGTCGAGCCTCTCACGGGAAGTTCGTCAAGGTTCGAGACCCGAAGAACATCGGCCAAGTGACAATCGCTGGCGTCGACCCCGGCAACCAGGCGTTCTCGATGGCAATCCAGGGCGAGTACGACCGCTTCGCCGGAAACCTGCTTGCGATGGGTGGACTTGGCGCACAGGCCGGCACCGTCGGCCAAGAGGAGATCATCCAAGGCAACGTGTCGAGAATGGAAACCGACATGCGGCTCGCGGTCGTTCTATTCGCGGCCGAGTGCTGTTCCGATCTCGGGCACCTGATGGTCAATGACGAGAACCTGGAGGTCAAGGCGTCACACGAGGTCGGGGCCGGCGTCGAAGTCGATGCGTCATGGCCGGTCAAGGATGAGAACGGCGAGCGCGTTCCGAACGAGATGTTCGAGGACTGCGACATCATGGTCGAAGCGTTTTCGATGGTATTCAAGAGTCCCGAGCAAAAGCTGCAAGAGCTGTTCGGGGTTATGAATCAACTCGCCCCGCTGTGGCCGATGATGCAGTCCTCGGGGATCTCGATCGACGGTCAGGAGATTGTCGAGCAGATTTCCAATCTCCTGAACCGGCCTGAACTCAAGCGAATCCTGACGTTCTCAGCCCCGGCTCAAGAGCTTGGCGGAGACGAGAACACTATCCGCCAGTCGCCCGTCACGTCCCGCGAGACGGTTCGCCGGAATGTTCCGACAGGCGGGACGGCCGATAGCAGGTCGTCGATTCTCCAGCAGGCTTTGCTGGGTGGCGACTCTCAGGCCACTCCGGCACAAATGCAGTCACTATCGAGGAGCCCGGCATGAGCATCAAAATAACTGCAAGGTATCGCCAATCGCGTAATGCGTATTCTGCGACAAAAGACGCAAATGGAAATATCCAGATCACAGAGGGACACACATTCGCCTATCGTGTTTCTTTGTGGACATGGTTGTTTGATCGCATTACGAGACGCGAAAGCTGGCGCGGAAAGCTGGTGACAAAATGAGCAGCATGGTAGTCGGAATAGCGTTCGACAAGAACGGCCGCGTCATAGCGAACGACGCGGCAGATGGTCGTCTTTCGAGTTGCAAGACCTACAGCGAGAGCGACCCGCTCATTTCCGAAGGACTCGGTTGCATGAAACATCAGGTGCCGGAAATGCGTCGCGCCGTCGAAAGGCACGGCCTTACTGGCGTTCGTGTTCGAGATAACGGTTCCGTGGAATTAACCAGTCGTGGAGACGCCGGTCGCCGAGGGTTGTTGCGCATGCGTGGGCTTGTGGACAACGACGGCGGCTACGGCGACTAAGGACACAATCGAGGAGCTTTATTCGATGGCTACAAGCGAATTTGATCTTCCTGACGACGC